TTCGTGGCTCCGATCCAGGCCGGATACCTCGCGCTCGAGGAGACGGGCGGGCCCAGGCGCCCGGAGCCGGGCAAGCCGGTGGTGACCCCGGTGCAGCTTAGGGTCAACGTCTACGGCAACATCCCGCGCGGGGCGATCAAGCGCCAGAAGCTCAAGACCGACCGCTTCATCAGCGGCCAGGACACGCCGCGCACCCGTCACCTACCGCCCGGCCTTTATCAGCGTCTCAAGGGACGGAAGAACAAGGGCACGACGACGCGACGGGGCCGACCGCGAACTCTCACCCGTCCGGCCAAGATCAGGGGGCCCAAGCTGTTGGTCGCGTTCAAGCCGCTGGCGAGCTACCGGCCGATCTTCCGGTTCAAGGCCTCGGTGCGCGAGATCGTGCTGCGGAACGTCGATCGGCGCTGGGCCGAGGCGATCCGGCGCGCGCTCGCCACGGCGCGGTGACGGTCAGCCGTGGTGCCACCAGCCGCCGCCCGCGAAGCTGCAGGCAACGCCCAGCCAGCCGTTTACCGCCATCAGGCCGAGCCCGGCGAACGCGGCCAGCCAGCCGCCCGCCTCCCACGCCTTCCAGCGCTTGGCCGTCTGCTGGATTGTCCGCACGTCGCGCCGCTCGTCCATCGCCCGCAACCATCGGTGAGCCCCAGCGATCATAGATCGGCCGGCCGCCGCCAATCAACGCCGCGCCGCACCCGGCGTCGGGGACCCTGGCACCCCGCGCGACCAAGGGTAATTCGCGAGCCCGATGTCGCGCTAGGCGAAACGGAAAAAAGCCATTTCGTTTCGCCAGCTTACAGGACGGTCTGATGGCGGCGAGGAAACGCAAGCGGGCGGCCGTCGCCGGGTTCCGCGACCGGATCACGGGACTGCGGCGAGTGCGCGCCGGCGACTTAAGGGCGAGCCCGAAGAACTGGCGGCGGCACCCGGAGGGACAGCGGAGCGCGCTGCGCGCGATCCTCGACGATGTCGGTTTTGTCGGCGCGGTGGTCGCGCGCGAGATGCCGGACGGCAGCCTGGAGCTGCTCGACGGCCATCTGCGGGCGGAGATCGATCCCGACGCCGAGATACCGGTGCTGGTCGTCGACCTCGACGACAAGGAAGCGGCGAAGGTGCTGGCGACGTTCGACCCGCTGGGCGACCTGGCGCTGCCCGACGCCGCCGCGCTGGCGGCGCTGCTCGAGGGCGTCGACTTCGATGAGCATGCCGACCTACGCAAGCTCCACGCCGACCTCGCCGCGGCGTTCGCGAGGATCGCCGACGAGATCGAGGCGAAACCGGCGAGCGAGACTGAGCACGACGTGCCGGGCATGGAGATGGCGCCGCACGAGCACTACGATTATCTGGTGGTGCTGGCGACGACCACCCAGGAATGGAACACGCTCTGCGATCGGCTGGAGCTTAAGCCGGAACGTCGGCGCCGCTCGCTCGGGACATGCCGCGCCGTCCGCGCGGAACGCCTGTTGAAGGCGATCGATGGACGGTAGCCTCGATCTCGCGATCGTCGTTCCGTCGCGCCGCCGGCCGCACAACATGCCGACGATCCGGCGCCTGCTGCCAAGCGCGACCGTGTGCGTCGACGAGCGGGAGGTCGAGGACTACGCCCTGTTCGTCCCGCGCGATCGGCTGCTCGCGCACCCGCCGATGGACGGCTTCGCCGTCGTGTGCAACTGGATCATGGACGCCGTGGCGGCGGAGATACTGTGCTTCGCCGACGACGACCTGGTCCGCGTCCTGGTACTGACCGGCTGGCGCCGCAGCGGCCGAGGCGCGGTGATCACCGAGGCGGACACCATCCTCGGGATCATCGAGAACGCCGCGCGCGCGGCCAAGGATATCGGCGCCTCGACCTTCGCGTTCTCGCACACCGACTTTGCGCCGTCCCCGCGGCCGGCCGAGAGGCCGATCAGGCCGGTGGCGATCCTGTCGAACGTGTTCGGCATCATGGGCCCGGCGCGGCATCGCAAGATGGATCCGTGCTTCGCCGGCCGCAACGCGATCGAGCTGACATTGCGGACGCTGCTCGAGGACCGGTTCGGCTACGCCGATTGCCGGTTCTTTTTCGACTGCGGCCCGATCTTCGCCGGCCGAGGCGGCAATGTGGGCCTGGTGACCGCCGCGCGCTGGGTGGAGTCGACGAAGGCGCTGAAAGAGACCTACGGCAAGCACGTCGGGTTGAAGCGGGTCGCGATCGACGGCCGCGGCAAGATCGACACGATGCGGATCAGAGTATCGAGATCGAACGCCATGGCGCAAAAGTAGGGCGACTTTTCGGCCGCCCAGGACGGATGCAGAACGGAGGCTCAGAGCAACTGGCCGGTATCGTCGCCCTCGCTCTCGGCTTTCGGCGCGTCGCCCTTCGGCATGTCCTGCTCTTTTTCGCGCCTTAGGGGAAAGGATGCCGCCGCCGGGCGTCGGAGCCACCTATCCCGGGCCGGTGCTGGCCCAGCTCCTCGATATCACCCCGAGGAGGCTCCAGCAGCTCGCCCGCGAAGGCGTCATCCCCCGCGACCAGCGCGGGCGTTACGATCTGGTGGGGGTGGTGCAAGGCTATGTCCGCTATCTGCGCAGCCGCGCGATCGCGGGCGACGTCGCGGGCGGCACGCCGGCGGACAAGGAGAGGCTGGTGAAGGCCAAGGCCGACATCGCCGAGATGGAGGCCGACCGGATGCGCGGCAATTTGGTGCCCGCCGACGAGGCCGACGAGGCGTGGCAACCGGTGGCGATGGCGGTGCGCCAACGGTGCCTGGCGATCCCGACCAAGACCGCGCCGCTGGTGGCGGTGGAGACATCGATTGCAGCCTGCAAGGACATCATCGAGACGTTCGTCAAGGAAGCGCTCGCCGAGATCGCCAGCCTCGACATCGCGCCGCGGCTCGATAGCGGTCCCGGCCCGAACGGCGCTGGTCGGGGTCGCCCGGCGGTTCGTTGACGCGTTCGCGCCGCCGCCGGACCTGACGGTCAGCCAGTGGGCCGACCGCTACCGCCGCTTGAGCCCCGAGGCCAGCGCCGAGCCGGGCAAGTGGACGACGGCGCGCGCGGAGTACCAGCGCGGCATCATGGACGCGGTGGCGAGCCCATCGATCCATACCGTGGTGATCAAGACGTCGAGCCAGATCGGCAAGACCGAGATCATCCTCAACATCATCGGCTTCCACGTCGACCAGGACCCGGCGCCGATACTTGGCCTGCTACCGACGCTGGAGCTGGCCGAGGCGTTCTCGAAGGACCGGCTGGCGCCGATGGTGCGCGACACCCCGGCGTTGCGCGGCAAGATCAGCGATCCGAGGTCGCGCGACTCGCATAACACGCTGCGCGAGAAGACCTTCCCTGGCGGGCACATCACCTTGATCGGCGCCAACAGCCCGGCGGCGCTGTCGGCGCGTCCGATCCGCATCCTGCTCGCCGACGAGATCGACCGCTACCCGCCGTCGGCCGGGACCGAAGGCGACCCGCTGAGCCTGGCCCGGAAGCGCACTACCGCATTCTGGAACCGCAAGATCGTCATCGCGGGGACACCGACCAACAAAGGCACGTCGAAGGTCGAGGCTGAGCACGACAAGAGCGACAAGCGGGTCTGCCTGGTGCCGTGCGGCGATTGCGGCCACGAGCAGGTGCTGCTGTGGAGCGGCGTGCGCTGGCCAGAGAACCGGCCGGACCTGGCCCAATACATGTGCGAAAGCTGCGGCTCGTTTTGGACCGACGCCGAGCGCTGGCGCTACGTCGCCCGCTGCCGCTGGCAGCCGACCGCCGAGAGCGACGGCGTGGCCGGGTTCGCGCTCAACGAGATCTACTCGTCGTGGGTCGAGCTCGGCGGCATGGCGCGCGCCTTCCTGACCGCCAAGCGGCACCCAGAGACGCTCAAGGTGTTCATCAACACCTCGCTCGGCGAGGCCTGGGAGCAGGACGCCGAGCGGCTCGATCCGCACGCGCTCGAAGGCCGCGGCGAGGCGTGGACCAAGGCGCCGGCGTGGGTGCTGCTGATCACCTGCGGCATCGACCTCCAGGACGACCGCGTCGAGATCACGCGCATCGGCTGGGGCGTCGGCGAGGAAGCGGCGGTCCTGGAGCACCTCATCGTCTATGGCGACCCCAGCGCGGACGCGCTGTGGGCCGAGCTCGACGCCTACCTGCTCGAGCGTTGGGAGAGCGAGGACGGCCGCCTGATCCCGGTCGCGGCGGCGTGCCTGGACACCGCCGGCCACTACACCCAGACGGCCTATGCCTTCTGCGTGCCGCGCTTCCGCCGCCGCGTCTACGCGATCAAGGGCGCGGCCGGCGCGGGCCGGACGGTGTGGCCGAAGCGGGCGAGCCGCAACAACAAGGCGCGGGTCAACCTGTTCATCGTCGGGGTCGACGCGGCCAAGGACATGGTGCTGGCGCGCCTCAAGGTGACCGCGGCGGGACCGGGCTACGTCCATTTCGCGGCCGGCCTCGACGCCGAGTACTACGCCCAGCTCGCCGCCGAGCGGGTGGTGACCAAGTATGTCAAGGGCTTCCCGACCCGGGTCTACGAGAAGGATCCGAGCCAGCGCAACGAGGCGCTCGACTGCCTGGTCTACGCCTATGCCGCGCTGGTCTCGCTCAACGTACGCTGGGGCGCGCTTGAGGCGCGGATCGCCGAGCGGCGCGCGCATGCCGTTCGCGCCAAGGGCGGCGCGGCGCCGCCGGCGGAAGCGCCGCGCCGACCCAAGCGCCACATCGTCGGACGATCGAGCGTGGTGAGCTAGTTCTGCTGCGCGCCCCCCGCTTCCGCGGGGGCAGGCTCGCGCTTCGCAGGACGGGTCCTGCGAGGGAGGCGAGATGGCCGCATTCAGCGACTGGACGCTCGCCGAGCTCAAGGGCTTCCGCAAGGAGCTGGGCAAGGCGATCGCCACCGGCTACTTGCGCGTGCGCTACGCCGACCGCGACGTCCAGTACCGCTCGCTCGAGGAGATGCGGCGCACCGCCGCGCTGCTCGACGAGGAGATCGCGGCGCGCGAGGGCACGCGCCGGGTGCGCCGGGTGCGGGTGACCAGCCAGAAGGGGTTCGCGCCATGAGGACCGCGCGGACCCGGGTGCGGATCAAGCCCACGCAGCTCGATCTGGACGGCAAGAAGCTCTATCTCGACGCCTTCACCGCGACGATCGGCGACAGCTCGCTGGACTACGAGGCTGCGGGCACCGGTCGGCGGGCGCGGACCTGGAGGTCGAGCGCGGCCGGGCCGAACGCGGCGCTGACCTTCGCCCAGCCCACCCTGGTGCGTCGGGCGCGCGACGCGGTGCGCAAGAACGCGCTCGCGGACCGCGCCGCCAACGTCATCGAGATCAACGTCGTCGGCACCGGCATCACGCCGCAGTTCCGCACGCCCGACGCCGGGCTTAACCGCGACCTCGCCGAGCTGTGGCTGGACTGGACCGACGAGGCCGATGCCGACGGCCGGCTCGATTTCTACGGCCTCCAGGCGCTGGCGACCCGGTCAATGTTCGAGGCCGGGGAGGTGTTCGCGCGCATCCGCGTGCGGCAGCCCGAGGACATGGGGACCGTGCCGCTGCAGGTGCAGCTGCTCGAGTCCGAGTTCTGCCCGATCAACGAGTTCCGCCAGGCCCAGGTGCCGGGGCGGACGGTGCGGAACGGCATCGAGTTCGATCCGGTGGGGCGGCGCACCGCCTATCTCATGTACCGCCAGCACCCCTACGACTGGTCGGCGGTGGGCGGCACCGCGGACCTGATCCCGGTGTTCGTGCCGGCCAGCGAGGTGCTGCACATCTACGAGCTGCGCCGGCCCGGCGCTGTGCGCGGCGAGCCGTGGCTGACCCGCGCGCTGATCAAGCTGCGCGACCTGGACGGCATGGACGATGCCACGCTGATGCGCGCCAAGGTCTCGCAGCTCCTGGCCGGCTTCATCACGACGCCGGAGCCCGGCGAGATCGGCTTCGAGGGCGGCGCCGACGACGTGGTCGACGCGGACGGAAATCTGGACGTGACGTGGGAGCCGGGTACGCTCGCCAAGCTCGGCCAGGGCGAGGACATCAAGTTCTCGGCGCCGGCCGAGGTCGGGGCGAGCTACGAGCCGTTCATGCGCCAGCAGCTGCGCCTGATCGCGGCGGCGGGGCGGCAACTCTACGAGCAGCTCAGCGGCGACTACTCGACCATCAACGACCGGACTTGGCGCGCCAACGTCAACGAGTTCCGGCGCGGCATCGAGGCGCTCCAGCACAACATCCTGGTGTTCCAGATGTGCCGCCCGGTGGTGCGCCGCTGGATCGACATCGGGATGCTGGCCGGGGCGATCGAGCCGCCGCGCGGCATGGACCCGCGGGCGCTGTACCGGGTCGCGTGGCTGCCGCAGAGGTGGGCGTACATCCACCCCGTCCAAGACGTCCAGGCGGACCGCGACGAGGTGCGCGGCGGTCTCAGCTCCCGCTCCCAGAAGGTGGCGCAGCGCGGCTACGATCCGGCCGAGATCGACCGCGAGAACGCCGAGGACAACGCGCGCGCCGACGCACTCGG